GCGGGGGATAACAAAACCAATTGGCACATTTTTAACGCGCCCAATTTTTTTCCCCCCCCCCCCCCCCCGCAAAAGCCAAGCCCCGGCGCCAAATGGAATTTTAAACGACTAAAATCAAAAATCATGAAGTACAAAAAAATGCGCAACATCGCCGCGCAAAACCTGGCGTTGAGAAACTTCAAAGAAATAGCAATTGACGTGCTGTTAGGGTGCTATGCACTTGGAACGTCAATTGCTTATGACCCAGCAGAGATTGATATTGAGCCGGAAGTATTCACGCTTCCGGTAGCAGATGAAAGCTGCGGGGCTGGCGGCTTTACAATTAGTGGGAGGCGAATTGATCCCTCTGAAATAGGGATTTACGAATAATGACAATCAAAACTTAGAACAATGAATATATTGAATTTAACCGGCGTAGCGATTGCCGAAGAACACAATGAATATCTTGAATATTTGCGGGCGGCTGTCATTAAGCAACCCGACCACACCGCAGTAAACCACCCAGCCCCCGCAAACAAAGGGTTGATATATACCACCGTATCAACAGGCCGCCGAAGTGGCCATCAGAGCGGCCACTTCATAGTGGCATGGCTTGAGTGCGAGAAGAGAAATCAGCCTGTCGGTGGCGGATATTCCGCAAATGGATATAACCATCCAGAAATGAACGGCGCTCCCGGCGAGCTTGACGGGGTTAAATTTATAGACGGCAGAGTGTATCGTAAAGGACACTCACCATACGCCGAAAAGCAGTTGGCTTTTGGCAATGGGTGCGACAATTGGATATGGTCTTAGCCCACCCCCCGCATACAAAAAGCCCGCACGATCGCAAGACCGGAAGGAGGCGGGAAACAAGAACAGGGCCAAGTCGCTTCGGCGCAAAGTAGCCCAACGAACCCTGCCTGAGCAATCAGCGCAGGCTTTTTTCTTTGCACAAAAAAGCCCCCGCCAACCGGCAGAGGCTTCACATTTACAAAACACCTAAAACCCTATGAAATATCTTTCTTTACAGTTCCCGGGCTGATTAGCTTAATAATGACCATGAGCAGGGCAAAGCCTGCCTGTAACATCAACGACGTGTCACCCGACAAGATCGCATCAATAAGCCCTTGTATTTGCGGGATAGGTAGCCATGGAAGAAAGCCCACAAGGAACGCCAAAATAGAGGCGTAAAACTGTGGCGACTTCAAAGACGCTTTTAGCTGCTCTACCAGCTTAGAACCATCTAGGCTTTTAAAGTAGTGGAACGCAATGTTTCCGGCTGAGAATATCGCAATCAGCCCGGCGGCCACCTGCTTTAAAGAATCCTCCGGGAAGCCCATTCCAAATAGGGCCGCCGCTATGGCTATCAACCCAAACCAAAAGTTGGCGCTTTGCCAAAATGCTTTTTTCGTTTGCATAGTGTGTATGTTTTTTAGTTATCAAAATCCGGGTTTGGAAGCTCTGTGGGCGGTATTTTCCCTTCCCTTAGTAGCTTCATTGCCGCCCGGTGTATTTCTTCGCGGTGCCGCTCTGCCTGTGTGAATTTTTTGTACCTCAAATAAATCTGAAATACAAAGCCGATTATTACAGGTAGAGCTGTAAGTATCTCGCTGTAATAAGCAGCCGCCCACGCAAAAAGCGAGCTGGCAAAAATTGCGGTGTCAGAGCTTGCCCAATCCTTTGCACTCAATATCATTCTGTTCATCTTTTTGCGGGGGGTCATGTTGGTTAATTAAGGTTTGATAAAAGCGAATTGCAATACGCCTTTTGTCTTTTTCTGTGCGGCCTTTCCCGTAACGACTGTACCCTCTTGTATCACTTCCCGCCCTAACGCATCTTTCCCGATAACCGTCGTGACTGCAATATTCAAACCGGTTTCTTTCGGCACAAGCATATTAAAAAAGTGACGGGCGTAATACGCCGCATCCGCAAACCCGTGTTCATCTTTTAGGATAAACCCTCGGTTTGTGAAAAATCCGGTTACGGTCGCTTTTGCCAAGTCAAACGCTTGTTCGTCGTACAAGTCCGTTTTAAACGATACAGTGATCGAAGCCGGTAAGGTTTTCAACTCCCCACCAGCTTCACCTATACGCTTCCAATACACGTTGTACGTGCCGACGTTAAAAGTAAGCGTGCGCACCTCTCTACGCTTTTCAGGATCCGGCGGAGGCGGAGCGCTGCCCGGCGCATTGTCGATTAGGGCGCTAATCAACGGGCTACCATACCCCGTATAGTCATCTTTCCCGGAAGGCGGTAAGTCGGTTGCGAATTTCTGTATATGCGCTTTGATCGCTGTTGCGTCGGCGGTAGGGTAGATACTCGCAAGTATAGCTACAACCCCGGCAAGGTGCGGCGTGGCCATGCTCGTGCCGCTCATGCTTGCAAGCGTACCATTTTTGTAGGTGCTAAGAACTTGCGAACCGGGAGCGGCTACAAACGTTTCCGGGCCGTATGTCGAATAAGGGGCCCTACTTACCCCGTCGCCTGATTGCTGCAAAGCGGCCACAGCGGATGCGTATTTAGACCGGCCCGGGTATTGCACGCCCAAGCCCCCTGTATTGCCGTTAGCAGCAACGATATACACGCCTAGCTTTGTAGCGGCATCAAAGGCAGCTTCCAGGTCGGTACTAATGCCGCCGCCTCCTAAGCTATACGAGTATACCACAAACCAGCCCTGCGCTATTAAGTCCTTCGCTACGGTGTTAGCGTATAGACAGCCTTGCGTAATTGCGGTAAACGTACCGCCGCCCTGATCGTTCAGCACCTTCACAGGTACGATCTTTAAAAGCCCTGCCTTTACTAGCATTCTGGCAGCGCCTAGGGGCGTATTCGGGTCATCGGCTCCAACTATGCCCGCGCAGTGCGTACTATGCCCGTGTGCATCCTGTAACCCCGTGCCGGTGAAATCGCGGCCTTTTTCGTTCCAGGCAGCGGCCTGTAAAAGTTGGTGATCGTAGCGGCCGCCGGTGTCCATGATGAACACGCACACTTTGCGCTTTGCCCGTACCTGAATCTCTGCAAACCGGGCGTTGATTCCGAGGTAGCCAGGACCCCAGTTCCCGGCTGCTGCTGCCTGAAATCCGGCCTCGACTGCAATCTGTTCGATAGGGTCTAGTATAATGTCATAAAGCGGTGTACCGTCGGACTTTAACAGCCCTTTCATGACTTGATACTCCTCAACCGCTGTCAGGTATTCCGGCCAATACTCTGCCGGTAGCGGCGTTTCTTCAGGCGGCGGTATGACTTGCGCCGAAGCCAAAGCAGGCAGGCAGGCAAGTAGTAGAATCTGAAATAGTGTTTTGACATTCATAGTAATCTATGTTATGTTAATAAAATCGTCAGGAAAAATGTAGCAAACCTGCACCCAATCGGAAACGCCGTGATACCACGTCCAAACAATAATACACGGGTATGATGGTGGCTTTGGCGTTTGTAGTGGCCAATCATGCGAAAGACTTTTAAAAGCCTCCTCGTCTGGTAGGTAATGCTTTTGTATCATGCCTCCTCCTCGTGTTCATCGTCCAAAATGATAAAATCCTCCCTGCCGGTTAAATCGCCTTTGGACAAAAGTTCACGCCCGACAACAAGAAATTTCTCCGCCGATGCTGGAAGGCTGTTCCTTTTGCTGTGTATCGTTTTGTAAATTACCGATAGGCTAGGCATGACAAGGGCTTGGAAAAAGAGTTGCCCAATGCCCGTACGCACATACGACGGTTTGCCGTTAGGGCTTTCCATATAATCGTAAGTAAATACGACTCTGAAAAATGAATCTTTCATGGTGTTTGTTTTTTATCGTTTAAAATCCACCCAAACCTGCATTTTTTGCGGCGCGGGGCGGTTTCCTCCAAACCACAACCCCAATCGCCACATGACAGCGGGCGTTTTGATGTTATTATATGCCGTTTCCCTGTCTAGAACTTTGTCGTCTTGGTCAAGGTGAAACACTGTTAACGACCAATTACCCCCGCCGCTGTATGTTAGCACTAAGCGCGCTTTTTCGGCTATCGGCAAAAACATAAGCACTAGCCCTGGGTCGCCTCCAATCTCTATTTTGCCGCCCCTGTTTACGTAAAGCGTCAAATCAATGCGGTCTATTTTCGGGTTGTACCGCCATGCCCACATAACCGCGTCCCGATTATTTGACAGCATCCGCAGCGAAACGCCCCCGCCCTTGTTGAAGTCCTTTTGATCTTCGCCGGGAATGTTATACCGACAACTCGCATCAAACACCACATCCCATTGCCAGGATAGCCCGCCGGACAGATGCGGCGTGCGGGGTTCCGGCGGCCAAAAGTCGTGTTTGCCAGGCTGGACGGTGTATATCCTAAGCATTAACCGGCGGTTTTGCCTTAATGATTTGAATAATCGACCGGATAGCTTCGATCACAACCGTAGCATTAAACAGGATTTGCCAGATCGTTAGTTTCCCGTTGAACTTGTCGAGTAGCCCGGCAAGCACAGCGATAATCATTTTGACCTTACCTAAAAGTTCCTCAGGCGTGGCGGACGCTGTGGCCTCATTCATCGCCTTTAATTCATCGTTGCTCATAGTGTTTAGTTTATTAGTTACCTAATCCCGTCGCCCCGGAATCACTCAAATTCAGTTTTTGCACAAGTGCATAAACGAGGTCTGCGCTTTTCCACCGTTGCCGCCCGGCTCGCCCGGGTTCCACCGTTGTTAGCGTGATGGTTTGCCCGGAAAGGCTCCCAGCGCTAAAAACGATTTCAAAGCGGTTAGTCCCTGCTAAAAACTTAACAGTGCCTTGCAAACCGCCGGACGTGTTATTCCCGTTACTGTTTACCTGTCGGACGCTGCCATTGTTTCGGATGCGGAGTATTTTATTCACTTCGCCGTCCTGCTTAAACGTGTAATAGCCTGTACATACGCCTAAGCTATCGCACGACGGCGCAAGGTTGCTAATAAACGCCTGTTCCCCTCGCTGTGTAAAGCTCTTGCCGGTAAGCGTCTGTAAAATATCGCTCACATCGTTTGTTGCCCGGTTGATACGCCTGGATTGTATATACTGTAAATCCGCTTGGGTCAGGATGTTTTGCGCTCCGATAGCGACGTTAAAGGCAAAGTTTGCGGCTGTGGCGCTGTCGAGGGGTTCCGTATAGATCGCATTCACCCCGCCGTTGTCTTTCCTAAACTCGAAATACAATTGGTACATCGAATCCAGTTGCACAAGGCCAATGCTGTCTGCTTGCTCAAAGTTTTGCGCCCTGGCTCCGACGATGCCCACTAAAAGGCATACAACGATAATAGCGAGAATATCCCACCACGTCGTTTGATTTGTTTTACGTTCCATGTCTTTTTTGTTTCAAATTTAAGGCTATTTGCCCTGAATTACAATATAGTTAAAGCTAAACGTTAGCCCCTCGTAAGGAACGCCCGTCACGTTTACCTGTATCGAACAGCCCGTTGTCGAGGGCTGAACAAACAAGTAGGGCGTTATGGAAGCGCCGTTCGCGTCCTCCGGCATAAGCACAACAGCCGGCGCATTATCGAAAGCCGTGCCCCAGGTGAGTGTAACCCATTCCCCTGCCGTTAGCCCCGTGCCCGACGTAAAAGAAAACCGCCCGGCTACGTCGGAGCTTTGCGAATCGGTTATGCTTGCGCTGCGGCCTGTGCCCGCGTTCGCGTTTGTGCCGATCGTTACGCTGTTATCCTGCCCAGATAGCTGCCGAAATTTACCCATACCGCCCACGTCTAAAGACTTTTCGGGGCTGGTGTCGTTTATGCCTATACCTGTTGATGTTGTCGTATGAATAGTCGTTGCGCCTATTTTCGTTATATGCGACACATCCGCCGCATAAGTTGCGCTACCTCCATTTAATAATAGGCTTGATTCTCCCGACACATTTAACGACGATAAAGAAGCTCCGCCGTCGCCGTTCACCTCCGCCGTTGCCATCGTCGAGGCATCCTGCCGCCCGGCAACTACTTGAAACAAAGTAGACCCAGCTCCGCCTGGTTGCTTTATTGTCGCTTGTGTTATATAATATGCCGTGTCGGCGATTTCTTTGTAAAAGCCGTATGAGGATAAAGAACCGATATAACCCGACGTTTCCGTAAAGGATAAAACGCCGGGACTCCCTGAAATTATAAGTGCGTAATTATCGTCTATCGTAACCGTCCTGTCAGTTTCTATTGTCCCGTCGCCGGTGTACAGCGTATTGCCGACACTGGTGACGTCGTAAAGCGTGGCTAGTTTAGTGGTGTCAGCCGCAACCGTCACTTTGTCCGTTGCCGCTGCCGTCGTTGTCATGCCATACCCCGCCTCTATCGTTGCCGTGTTCCCGTCGCTAATCGTTTGCGGCGTGCCGGATGAACCGGCGAGGGTGAAACTTGACATGGTGCCGCCGGTGGCGTCGGCGGCTAGTTCTATTTCGCCGGTTCCGTTGTTGTATTTTAGCGCATACCCATCCTGGCCGGCTCCGACTGTTTGGTCGATGTTGAAGGCGTAGTTTCGGCTTTTCAACTGCGTATAAGAGCCGTTTGCATCTCCAATCAAAATCTGATTCGCGGCGGTCGGAAGACTCCTATTCCCAATTGCAATCACATTCGCCACGTTATTGTCTTTCCCCGCTCTATATCCTATAAATATGCAGCTTGTTCCAACGCTTGCGTAAGCGCCGGATTCGTTGCCAAGGAAAATTCCCTGCGTAACACCCGATTGTATTATGTCATATGCTGCACGATAGCCTAACAAAAAGTTACTGCTACCTGTTAGCAACCCTCTACCTGCTAAAAACTGCATTCCCGCCTCCGCTCCAATTATTACATTACTACTTCCAGTTGACAGATACCGCCCTGCATTGCTCCCTATGTTTATATTTTCATCGCCGGTTGTTATGCCATATCCTGCACGTCTGCCAATGCCGATATTATAGTTTCCAGTTGATGCCCTGTTGGTTAGGTTTTCGTCTCCCAAAGCGACGTTTCCAGCGCCGGCGACATTAGAATTACGCTGGCCAATTCCGATTGAGGCACCGTTATTTCCATCTCCCCCAAGTCTAAGCCATCCTGCTATATCTAACTGCGCGCCAGGCGCTGCAATATTAATGCCAATTGCACTACCTGTATTTAATAAAAAACTATTCGCAACCCAACTTGTGCCGTTATAGCGAAGTGTATAACTCGTTGTTCCAACCGGGAAAGCGCTTTGCAGCCAATTGGAGCCATCCCCGGTTTCAGGATAGCCCAGCGTCGTATTGTGCCTAAATACCCCAGCCACGTTCGTCGGCCTCTGCGCCGTCGTGCCCGTCGCCAGCCGCCAGCCGCCCGTGGAGTAGTCGTAAAAGCTGTAACCCGCCACCGTCACCCCGCCCAGGGCCAATAGCGTGCCGTCGTCGCGAAGTACGCCATCGGACAAAGTGTAGGTTCCTGTAGCGCGGGGGATGCGACCGGCGGTCAAGGGGCCGGTGTGCAAAGCAACTATATCGTACTGTGTGGCGACCTGCGAACTATCCCCCGTGACCGTCACCACGCCCGTAGCGCCCACCGTCGTATTTGCACCCCAGCCGGAATTGATTTGCAGCGTGTCGCCGGATGCGATGGTTTGCGGCGTGCCGGTGTCGGCATCGACAACAAACGACGTGCTTATAGCGCCAAGGTCGCTTTGTGTGGCAATCTGCGTAGTGTCTACCATTACCGTCACCGTGTCGCCGGATGCCGTCACTATGTCGATGCCAAAAAGGCCCACCAATGTTAAGGTATCGCCCTCTGCAACGCTTTGTAAGGCTCCGGAATCGCCGCGCACAAAATGCGGGCCAGACTTACCGATAAATACCCAGTTAGACCCATCATGTCGAAATAGGCTGTCTGTGGGCGTTTTATTCCATAAGGCCGCCGTGTATTCCACCGCGCCAGTTGAGCCGGTAGCGGCAATGTCAGCGGGGGCGCTGATAGCGTAGTGAATGCCCACGGCAGGCACCCATGCCTCGATACTATCATTTGCGACGTACTCATATCGCTGTTCATCGTCGCTATCCTGCCATGTCGCATGTCCGTAGACCAGTGTTAAGCCGGAAGCGGTAGACGAATAAGGCGGAGGAGTAGACCGTCGAACCGTATTTGTAGCATACCAAAAAGAATCTTGATACACCCAAAGCACATTTGCAACTGTATCGTATTGTTGAAAAGGGGAATTGTAGCCGGTGGGAAATTGCGTAGGCGCTGAACCGGCGCGGTAAATCAGGCCGTTGCCGGTTGTCTGAAAACCTAAACGTATTTTGTTTGGGTTAGCGGGGTACTGTGCATAAAGAAGCACAGGCAAAAAGGATATTAGTAGTAGTATTACGTGTTTCATAAATGGCTTAGTTGAACGTGTATACCTCGTAATTAGCGCCGTCAAAGTGCGTGTCAACGCCGATTGTAAAAGTCGATTCCCCTGGCCCGGTGTTCGCTACCACGCTATACTGTGAAGGCAGTAGCTTTTGTCCGTTCATAAAAACCCACGCCCGCACCGTTACGTTGGTGGGTAGGTTGCCGCTGTTTTGCGTCCAGGTCAGCGTCTGCGAATTGTGCGTTGTAAATTGCTGCCTATACATATCAAAGATTTGATATTCTTCCTCTGGTTCATCTTCTTTACCGATCAATAGCGGGCTATATGTCCGGCCCGGTGAACCGTCCGCGTACCAGACAAGTGTCAACGGGAAATTCTCTACACCCTCGCTGTCTCCGTCTTTGCCTAAATTTGCCGTCGTAAATCGTACCTGTATGCCCGTTTGCCCGCCGTACAAATATCCGTCAATGGTCATAAACCAGATGCGGAAACCTGTGTAGTTGCGCTCAAACGTGCGAGCCAGTGCATAATTATTTGCGGTGGCCTCTATGACGTGTGTCAGGGTAAATACACGGCGGCAAAGCTCTGTATATGTGCGAAGGTTGGCCGTTATATCAGTCGCCTCTAAACTCCCCCGTCCGGTAACGACGTGCATAAATTCGCCGGTCGTATCGGTATTGTCAATCAATGTTAAAAATTCGGCGTCATCTGTCCAGTTTTTCGGCGTCCTGCATCCATGCGGGGCTATGAAAACAAGCGCTATTTCGTTGCGTGGCGGCGCGGTAAGTGTCTGGCAGTTGTCGCATACCTCAAGTGCCGTAAAGGTTGCCGGGCCGGTCAGGCGTATGTATTCGCCGATCATACCACAGCCTCATTTCCGAGTAATTCAGGTACATACGATCTATCCGGTGAACCGTCCGCGTACCACACAAAACGAAGTACGCTTTCTTCATGTGAATCCTCTTCGGCTTCTTTAGCCAGTACAGCCCCTGTGTAATGTACCTGGATGCCGTTTTGACCGCCGTATAGATAACCGCCAAGGGTCAAATACCAGATGCGAAAGCCCGTCCAGTTTCTTTCAAACGTCCGGGAAAAGTCATAGACAAGCTGCGAGACCGGGCAAATGTGTTCAAGCGTAAACACCCGGCGGCATACCATTTGATAGGTGCGCCCGGCGTTAGTGGTTACGTCTTGAATTTCTAAACTGCCTTTCCCGACAATGGATTTGATATAAGCGTCGGCAATATCCGCGTTATCTATCCGGCTAAAAAAGTCGGCCTGATCTTCCCAGTCCGTCGGCACATACGCCCCGTGTGGCGCGGCGAATACCTTAACGATTTGGGAAAGCGGAGGTGCAACCGGACAAGTCGCACACCCGCTTTCCACATCTAGCGCCCCGAACGTTGCCGGGCCGCATAGGTCGATATATTCGTTAAGTAAAGGCATCGTTATACACCCTCTACGCCTTCGACAACGCCCGACATACAAGCGGTGCTTGCGGTCAGCGGGTTAACCGAGCGGCGCGGGAAGCCGTTAGTAGTATCAAATTCGATTTGCAAGCGGGCTTGCTCTACATCTTCATTCCCACCGCCGGCAGTGAAGAAAACGTCTACCAGTGAGGGCCGCACGCCGTCGGTATCTCCGAAAAGATTGCCGCCGAGGTTTGCCCACTGGAAAGAGAAGTCTTGCCAGTTGCAATGGAAGTAGCGCAGGAAGTCGTACACTTCTTGATCGGTAACAAGCACCGTAAAATTGAGCGTGTAACGGCGCTTAGTGATTAAGCGGGTGAGTTTCGGCCCTTCGTACACGGTTGCCGCGTGGTCGCCAATTTCACCCGTACCCACCAAATGTTTAGTTTTGGTATTGGCAATATCGGTATTATCAATAGCGTCCGCAACCGCGTCAACAGGCGTCACTGACCAATCGAAGGGGTTAACGACACCGCAGGGCGTAATAAACAGGTCGGAAATTTGAGCTAGGACGGGAGGTAGCAAGCAATCCGGGTCAGCAGGTAGCGCGGGAAGCAAGAACGCATCATCGCACGCCGCCGGGCAGGTTATATCCGTCCACTCGTTTAATATTGCCATTAGACAAGTATTTTTGTAGTTTTAATAATATCCTTTTGGCATCCCCAGCAGGAGGTATAGCCAGCGGGCAGGTTTTGCGCTATCCAGTTCACATATTCGTTAAACTGTGCGTTGCGCTCTCTGCGCTTTGCATCCGCATTCTCCGCATCCATGAGCGTGTAATAGTTCACTTTGTCGCTTTCGATAAGCACACTAAGCAGCCGTGCCGATGCCTTAAAAAGCAGGGCATGAGCCAAAGCGCCTTGCAGGTTGTAGCCGTTCAACTCTTCCAATCGGCAAATCCAATCCAGGTCAGCACAGGAAATGTAACTCTCCAAAGCCAGCCCGTAATTATTGCGGCCTGTAAAGTCGCTTTCGGTGTCAAGTGTGTCAACAGTGAATCCACCCACGTGCATAAAGTCACGCCATGCTGCCCCGGAACAACACCAAAGGCGGCCTTGCAGCGGCGTATAAAGCGAGCTATCGAAGTGAAGAAAGTATTTCGGGCATTCGTGCGACAGGGAGTATAGTGGTATTTCGATAGCCGTGTCCAACTCGTTGCGCTCAAAGCGGCCCGCGACGGTATTAAGCGTCACAGCCGCCGGTGGCGGCCAGTTATGATTGTTGCTCTCTATTGTCACCTCAACCGTTCCCGTGTGCGTAAATCCGGCATGGATAGCCGTAATTACGAGCGTACGGTCAATTTGCCTCATGGTAGGGTAGACGTTAAGCCCTGAAAGCGACAAAGCATTAGTAAGGGCACTTGCGCGCTCTACCTTGCCCACTAACCCCCGCCACCCTTTGCCCTTTTCACGCTGCCCGGATAGCGCTAATCGCAGCGCGTTCTTTAGGTCGGCAATGGCCCCGGTACGTGCCCTGACCATTGCCTCCCATATCGTTTCGTCGCATGGCGCGTTAGCTAATACCCCGGCCCGAAGCGGAACGCCGTACTCCTCGTCGGTCAGGTAGTAACCCGATGCGGAGGTGTTATAGGCTTCCGGCCTGCCGTCTGCGAAGCAATCGCAATCCAGGCTATCAAGACCAATGAGGGTATCTAAGCAAGTTAGCGCCATGACTTACCATTTTTTTCCTGCAAACTTGACGGAATAGGTTGAACTCTGCGTCCCGCTGCCGTCCAGAATTAGGCGTTGTTTGATGCCGTATACGACCTCCCCCGTGATGCGCAAGTCCTCGTTTGCCGTTAGCGTATCGCGTGCGACCTCGATCCAATCGGTCGGTGTAGTCTGCGAGCTAGAAGCATTGTTGGTTTCCTGAACAATAGCGATAATGCTCTCCGTGCCGGATAGTTGCGTAGAATTGATATGCCAGTTGTACGACCAACGCGATACCAGGTTACTACCCAAGTTTAGGGTATCGTTTTCGGCATTGGTAATCGTATCGGAGGTGAAACCCGTCGCGCTGGATGGGTATAGATAGTAATTAGCTGCGCTGCCCACCAATCGCTCCGTGAGCGTTTCGTTGTCCGTGCTGGACATGAGAATAGGCGCAGCCACTGCCAAAATCACAAAAGCGATCAGCGCCGAATAAATGAATTTGCTTTTCATTGTTATTGAAATTTACAGTTTGTCAAATGAATGATAAAAATATTGTCAATTCAATGCACTCGTAATTACACGCCCGCTACTGCCGTCCAGCGCATAATATTCGTATGCGTATTGGGTGCCGGGGGCGCTTCGTCAATACCGCCTAGGAATTTCACCTCAAACTCGTGGTTGAAGTAATGACGCGTGTTGGTATCACGACCGGCACAAGTGCGCTGATAAACGACCTCGTAAGTGACGGGCCGCAGAACCCCGTTTTCCATGATCATGAGGAACGGGTCACGCACGGTGAACTCCCATTTGTCCTCATCCACTTGGAAGGGTACAGGCGTAGACCATACCCGGTTCCACACCACATACGAGCCGCGACCGACCACGAACGTGTTGGAACTCGACAAGGCGCTGTCAATGGCACGCGGGTCTACATACATGCTGAAATCGTCAAACTGCACGTAATTGCGCTGATTGTCGTTCAGGCGCAAGTAACGGCTATCCGTGAATGCGTTGGCGAAGTTGTTACGGCCCGTGATCAGAAAAAACGAGTTGATATTATTGTTTTGCGATGCAAAGTTAATATCAGTCAAAAAACGAGGGTCTTGGTACAGCGTGTCGGCGGCTTCGAAGTAGTCGTTGGCGCCGTCGAAAGTGATGTAGCTGGGTAGGTTCGTGTCAATATTCACAGGTGAGCGCGTGGCGTTCAGGAACGTTACGGCGGTCGTGTTCAACCCCTCGCGGATATTGCGCATGGCCAGGGCCATACCCTCCGCAATGATCGTTGCGGCCTGGGCCTGCTTGTCCCGGTTGCCAGGGGCATCGTTGAACAGCGAGCCGCAAAGGTTGTCATCCACATTGAAGTTGTGACGTACCAAAATGTTATTGGTGTACGTCTTTGTGTTTGCCGTTGCGTCGTCATCTGCTGCCAGGTCGCACGCGAGGGAATCAGAGCCGGGAACGCCGGTGTAGGTTGCGCCGGATGAACCCCAGTCCAAAAACTTTGCGTCCACGCCAATGCACTGGTCATTGACCAATACAGGAGATGTACGAACAGTATTTTCCCGGAATAGCGCGTTGATAGTATCACCTGGATAGGTGAACTGTTGCGATGAATAGGGCGTATCCGGGCCAAACATCGAATAAAGCCGCTCCTGCACATTATTTAGGGCGGCATTGGTGAGCGTTTGAGCCATTTTTTTACCAATTGTCAAAAGTGAATTAATCAAATTAAAAAAGCCCTGCGAGCATTGAAGCTGGCAGGGCTAGTGGGTGTAAAACCTAACTTACGTATGAAGCGTACTTACTTGTTTTGTCGCTGTTTCTCTGCTATTGCGCCCATAATTTGCGCGAGTTCATTTGTGGGCGTGTGTGGGTCTTTGGCTACCTCATTTAGTTTATCGATTGACCAGCTTGCATATTTGCCCCCTGTTCCGCCTTGCGCCCCTGTGCCTCCGTCTTTCGCCGGTGGGTTGGGGTTTTGGGCGGCGGGGGCGGCGTTGAAGCCGAAGGGCCAAGAAGCCTCCACAACGGCCTCAAATTTCAGGGCGTTGTGGTATTCGTCAACGGCTATTTTTCCTTCCCGGTCTAACACGGCTAAATTGCCGTTATCATCCAAAGAGAGGTTAAAGCCTTGCGCGGTGAGGTCTGTAAAGAGTAGGGAGAGTGCGCGGTCTTTGCCAGCGCTGCCGTAATGTGCGCTTTTGGATTCCAATAATGCTTCTGCTTTAGCTTTCGCTGCTTGCATCGTGCGATACTGGTTAAACGCGTTACGGGCTTCGTCGCGTTCTTTCGCGGCCTGTTCCATCGCCTGTCTTAATTGCGTGGTTGCCGTTTCAAACGCGGGTATTCCTGCCAGTTGCTCCGGTGTCAGCTTTGCGGGGTCAAACTTTCCTGAACCCGCCTTTCGGCTTTCTTCTAACATAGCGGCGGCGGCCTCTAAGGCATTTTCAGCGTTTTCAAATTCGGTGATGCCGAATTTTTCTTTTATAACGCTTTCCAGGCTTTGCGAGCGGGCTTTCCAAGCGGCTTGATATTGATCCTCTCCCCGCTTTTTTATCTTCCCGTTTACGCCCTTGCTAAGTAGTTCGAAGGCTTTGGCTGCATCTATGCCGCCGTCATCCGTTTGTGTTGCTGTCGTTATCGCTTCCAGGGACTGCCCTGTCAGGTTCGATAGCTGTTCCAGTGTTATCGTTATTTCCGGCATCTGTGCCTTTGGATTTAGTGCCTTTTGTCAGGGTAGAGGGAACCGCCGGAGGGCGTACCTCTATGAAGTTCAAACCCTTGTATATAGGGTTCTTTTGCATCTTTGCCACTTCAGTGACGGTGTAAGTCCGTTTGGATTCCCGGCCCGTAATGCGGTTGCGCGACTTATAGCGTTTTTCGTTACTCATCACCCATGGAAGTTTTGCGCGTCCGTTTTGCCTGTTCGCCGGTTTCTTCTACTTTCAGGCTTTCAGCAACCGCAGCCTTTTGGTATACGGCAAAGCCTAAGTCTTTGTACTGTTGTACTTGCTTAGGTGAAAATGCGTGTACCAGTTGCGGGAAGCCGTCAGCGGAGATAGTAGCGGGACGGGTTTCAAATTTCATCTTTTGCGGTACGCTGTAAAGGGTGACAGCGCTTTGCGGTAGTCTTTTCCTTGCGACGGCTACCTTCTCGTCAAAAGTAGAATATTTTAGTTTACTCATAGTATGCTTTGTTAAGCTCACACAAATGTAAGCAAATAAATTACAATTGTCAAGATTTTTTTATACGCTGCCTACGCACCCCGCTTCCCTCTTGCCATTCGATCACTTTTTGACCGCCCACGACCTTTTCAACTGGTCGTGTTTTCCAGTAAGCTATCATTTTATCCGCTGCCTTGTCGCTTGCCTCTGCGTATGCGTGTTGCATAACAGCCATTTCCATAGCCGCGCGGTCTTTCGATGCCCGGGCGCTTGTGGCGGCGGCAGGAATCCCTATTTCCTTGCGCTCCGATACACGGCGGCCTAACTGGTAGTATTTAAACAACTCCTCGTTTGTCAGACGGCGGCCTCCCATCTTGTCATTAATATGCGTAGGTACAACCCGTTCCCCTCGCGACAAACGGGCGCTAATGCGGTCATCTTTCGGCCCGCCCGGCCCCTCTACAAATGGCGTACCCTCTTTGAAGCCTGTATCTGCCTGTGCCGCTTTTGCTTGCGCCCTGACGGCTGCAATACGGGCTATAACAAAAGCAAGGCCAGCAGCGCCTAAAATGATGCCGTAAATACCCGCCGCTTCAATAGCCTCGCTGAAAATACGCACAGCCAATAGGGCGGTTTCTGCGATCTGCTCCGCTGCTGATATTGCGGCGCGTTGTTTTGCGGCCTTGCGGGCTATGGCGTTGCGCTTTTGTTCGGCGGCGTCGCGTTCTTTGTTCTGTTTGTCCAGGGCTTGCTTGAGGTTCTCTACGTTGTTGGCGTACCCTTGCTTTTGCCGTTCCAGTTCAATATTTAACAGTTCTTGTGTTTTCTCGATACGCTCCTCTGTCTTAGCTATGATTTCATCTTGGACGGCGAGTTGTGCCTCTGTGGTCGCGTCGAGAAATTCCAGGTAGGCGTTCAGTGCACCCCCGGCGGTTTCGGCCAAGAGTTGGGCTTGTTCTTCGTCAATCTTGAGGGCGTCGAGTATCTTCTTCTTTAAGCCCTCAAAGCCGGAAAGCTCGACGTTTTCGATTTCGGCTAACTCTAACTCAATGTTGCGGATTTGTTCGCGGATAAGTTGTACCTCCAGGCTGTCAGGCCCGTATTGCGCCTCTAACACCTGTTTACGACGGAGGGCAAAGTCTAATTCAACTTGTAACTTTGCTTTCTCTTTGTCGCGTATAGCGTCCTCCTCGTCTTTCCCGGCGTCTTTGATATTGTCAACCTTCGCAATCTCAATTGCCTTTTGTTTGTCAAGTACCGATAATTGCAAGGCTGCAAAAGCGTCCTCGTCGCTTTGCTTTTGTTTCAGCGCTTCGCTTTCCGCCTCCAGGCGCTTGCCGATTTCCTCTAACGTGACATCTGAAATAGCTTTTTCGTATTTGATGTTAGTCAGCACGCGCAAGCGGTCGAACTCATCCGCCGCGTCGTATACTTGTTTGCGCTCTTTGTACGCTTTTTTCAATTCAGTTTCAAATCGCGTAATTTCAGTTAGGGCTATTTCCTGTTCTTTGCGTAGGCGGTCGGCAGGGGAGAGTTGTTCAAGTTCCAGGGATTGAATTTGTTTCAGCAGGCGGTCGTATTCAGCACGCAGGGCGGCCAAGGCTTTACGCTCCTCCTCCGCCGCTCTTGCGCTTTCTTCGCGTAGTTGTATAAGCGTTTGTTTATCCTGTGCTTTTCTTTCCTCTGCATCGGTTACGGCATCAGCTAAAGCCTTTTCGGCGGCTATCAGCTTTTCGTCTAATATCAAAAGCCCGTCACCTTTTGTAGCGTTGCGGCGTGCAAACTCCAATTCCTTTTCAGCGTCTTTAATGCGCCTTTCATCCAACCCCGCCTCAATAGCCCCCGCCTTTTGTAGCGCTGAAGTACGTGCGCCTATCGACTTGGTAGTGTCGTCGACTGCCAGGCGGAAAGACTTTGCGCGGGCCTCGGCCTTTATTTCGTCGCTTTGAAAGTCGAGTTGTGCCTTTCGGAAGTTTTGTAGGATGATAGTATAGGATTCGGCCTCTTTCGCCGCATCGCTTAGGGCCCCGCCAATCCCCACAAGCGATACAATACCCGACGCAATGACTTCATTTAACGAGCGCTGCCCGGAAATATAGCCCACGACGTAGCCGCCAAAGGTGGCTAACCTATCTGTGACGACTTTAAAGGAAGCGGCAAGCTGCGCAAGCTTTATCTCTGCCAGTTCAGCCCCCTCTTGCGTCTTTTTAAAGAACAAGACAACGGGAATAGCGAGTAGGGCAACTAGCCCGCCTATTAGTAGGGCAACCCCGCCCGCTAACCCCGCAACGCCTGTTACGGCGCCGCCGATCTGCCGCCCGAAAAACTGTGCCGCTTGCCCGGCTCCGCCTAATTGCGCTATCAATTCGCCGCCCCTGTTGGACAGGACACGGAAAAGGTTAGACAAGCCGCCGGTTCTTTTTGTGACGCCCTCAATGTCTCCGCCTACTGTTTTTGCGCTCTTTGATGTTCTTTCCAGTACGTTGGCCGATACACTGCCGGAATCCGCCAATTTTTTGTTGGCGTCGGTTAACTCTGATATATTGCTTTCCGTGCGTTGTATTTCGGTACTAAGGCGCTTCATTTCGTTTTGTACGGTCTTGGCGGACTGGCTGCCCTTGTCTGCGAATTTATCATAACCTTGTTCCAATTGCAGCAACCGGGCTTTGTAGGCTATAATGTCTTTCGATAGTTCATTTATGCGCGCGGCATTGACTGATAAGGCTTTATTGTTGTTCACCACTGCCAGCGTCGCCTTCTCTGCCGACTTCGCCGCCGTGTTAAACGCCTGCGTAGTCGTATTGCCATACTCCCGCGTCGCCTCATTTGCCGCCTCTGTGCTTGTTACTATGCCCGTGAGGGCGCGGTTAATGTCGCTGTCGTCGTAAATCGCCTTAAATCTGATTTCCTCTGCCATAGCCTATTTTTTAGCCTGTAAACGTTCAATCTCTCTTTTATGTGCCTCGTAAATTCCGTGCGCCCTTCCCACGTCTCTATAAAACTCGTATACCGGCATCTGCCAAGCGTCGCGGGGGCTGTACTTCAGGTATTCACAAACAAACCTTACCAAGTCCTCCGCATCTTGCAACACCGCGTCACCTCTGTCTATTAATGTCCGCCCGTCGATAATGTGCCAGCCGGTCGACTTTCTTACTTTCCCACCGGACTTCCCAAGCGGAGAAAGAAGCCCGTCAAGGTTTCGTTCCATAGCGCTGACCACGCTATGACAGAGAAAAAAAAATCCGCTTCGTGGATTAAACTTTCGTTCCAATCAGCCACTTTCTTTTCCGCTTCGCCCTCCGACCAACTTTCGAGGTTTTCGTCAGGCTTAACGATGAACAGCGTACAAGCGATTGCGGCGGCATCCCATGCCTTTGTTACTGATTCGGTCATTGTCTTTTCAATGGCCGCAATTTCAGCGCCCAACTCTGCCGGGTCGCCTTTGCCGGAAAACAGGCCGTTGTAAAGCTGTCGTATCTTGCGGATGCGGGCTACTATATCCGAAAGCGGTTCGTTCATCGCTATGGGCGTCATCATTTGGCGTAAGATCGTGGCGCGGCGCAAAGTTATGCCGTCTTTCGGGGTTCTGACAATATATTCCTGCCCTGATTTCGTTTTGAATGCCCTTACAAACGTGTTGCGCTCATAGTCGAAAATGTGGGTCATTCCGCTTTCATCCTTCCAGGTAACGGCGCTTTCTGTCAGTCCGAGGTACTCCAGCGCGGCGGCTCTTGCCTCCGCTTTGTCGCCTGTTTGTAGGTGTTTTAGTAGTGTGGCTTTGTTCATTGTTAGTTGTATGTGTTTAGCTTATACCCCCGCTGAATCAATGTCCGGGCTACCTCATCACTTATCCAGTTCAGCGAGTGACGGCAGTTATACCCTCCGCACGCCATACGCACATCCTGCCCTGGTATCTTCCCTGTCCAATCGTCGGCGTTCCAAGAGATAATTTCAGGTTCGTTGTATAGCAGGTTATTCCTGTCCATGCAAAAATCGCGGCTGTCATCTACAATCGTACCGGCGTAAATAGCGTGCGTAAACCCCAATTCGTTTTTAAATTCCAGTTGAGCCAAGCGGTCGAATTGCTGGTAAAAATCGAACGTCCAGCGCCTGAAGTGCCGCTCTATTGCCCCTGCACTGCCGGGAGGTGCAAAGAACGCTTTGAACGTGCGCCGGAACTCTGCCAGGGTCATCCGGGCGTTGATAGCGTCTTGCATAAGCTTCACTATTTGCCCCGCCGCCGGATTTCCGAATAAAGAGTTTGCCAGGTAGCCGCCGGGAATTAATGCCCCCGTGCGCAGGTCATACCCGTAAGTCAGGAACAACCGTTCCCGGGCCGACGGTTCAAAGGTCGCCACGTCCGCCATATTGCCGAAATACTCGCTATTAAGGCCGAACAGTGTTTGCATGCCCCGAATAAGGCGCTCAAATAACCCTCTGTTCTCATCCGCAATACGCGAATTGATATAAAGCCCCGTATTGTTTGCATACGTAATATTGTAGGTGCTGACTATTAACCGCCCCTCCGCATCGGTGTTGAGGTCGGTCATTCGCTCCAGGGCGCTGGTATATATCGATTGATTGAAAGCAGCAAAGGCGCGGCCTAAAGCCTTGCGGGCTTTGTCGATAAAAGAAAACCGTCGTTTCGCGTCTTTACTCCAGCTCATAATTTCAGCAGGTCTACTGGTTCAGTCTGTCGGGCGTTCTCTTGCCCCTCGGTGACGGCATCGAGTGCTTTGTTTATAATATCGCGCTGCCCTTCAAAAGCGGTTTTGGCGAACTGTCCGGCGGGCATGGTGCGCCCGATGTACGCCGTTATTTCTGTGAAGTTTTCCCACAGCCGCCGCTGAAAGTCTGCCGTTGAGCGCTGCCCGATGATCGCCGCCACTTGTGCATCGGTTTTATCCCGCCACGGCTTCCAGGATTGCAGTGCGGCCACGTCGGCGGCCACGTCGGGCATGGCGCGGTATTGCTTTTGGATGAGGTCGGTATTGATGCCGTCGATCACTTCAATGGGTGCGCCATTTGTCTTTGCGGCTCCGAGTTGGATTAATAGCTCGTTGATCGTCATCATTTTCATGTCTGCGGGATAGCGCATTTCCGCATCCCCATCGGCGGCAAGGTATGAAAGCCCCACTATTATTCCGTACTCCCATCCAGCGGCTACCTGTTCAGCAAAGGGCATCAATTTGTTATAAATCTTGTCATAATTTACCAAGATTTCGGCGGCGGTTTTAATAGCCTGTGGCCGTTCGAATGTTTCTTGGTTCATTACAATTTGTACAATATGCCTTGTGATGCGCTCCGTTTCGCTGATATACGTTTCCACTATTCCAATCGGGCGCTCAAAGTAGTGCGATAACTTTTGAAGCTCCACTAACTCATCCGCGTTATCCGGCCACGGCAGGCGCTTGGTTGTCTGTTCGCTGACGGTAGTAGCGTAACCCAGGCCGCCGCATGATTGGCATCTGTGGTCAGCGTTTCGGACACCGCCGTACCAACCGCCTTCGCAACATTCCCCTTGCTCGTTTTCGTGTTTGCAGGGTTTCACGTACTCTGCGCGGTCAGGAAAACAGTGAAGGGTTTTCATCACTGCAAGGTAGTTAGCATCCCTCATTAAATCCTGCAACGCGGGTACGGCGTTTTGCGCGAATAACTCGCAGATTTCCGGGTGTTCTTTGTAAGGGTAGGCCCCAAGTCTGAACGCCGGGCAAATATTGCCGGGAAGGGGGGCAGTAAAGTATAGCCACCGCCGCCCGCGTTCGGGCTTGATAGGCGCAACGGCGTACTGGCTAAAGTCGCGCATATCGGTGCTATCCGTATCGAGCTGTTCGGCAACGTGTAAGTAGTAGTTTTGCCCGTATACGTAATAATCCCAGATTTCGCGGGGGGCTTTGCCCTGGTAGACGGTGCGTGACTGCCGGAAAAGCAGGTATTGCGTATTGCCTTTGCGGTCGAAGCCCCAATCAATCGCGCTGGTAGAGTTTACGTAAATGGGGTAAAATTCTATGTCCATAACCCGGCCCGTATTGTCGGCAAGGGTGGAGCGCTCGAATATCATCCAGGCGTTAGGGTCGTAGACGTTGGCCCGTTGCACCTGGGTGAACATATATTCGTGCAAGTCCATACGCCCGTAAAACGTGCCGAATTGTTCTTCGATAATGCGTTTAGCTGCTTCGCTGTTGATAGTGAGCGTCTTTTTCACGCCGTCGGTACGCCACACCTGCGAAATATAGGAATAGCATGTTTCCAGCGGGGCGGCGGTTGCCGGGTTAGATATGCGCACGCGTTGTTTAAATAGATCGCTGTCCTCGCTCATCCGGTATCGCCGCAACTGGTCTTTTTGATCTTCGCTGTCATCCGCGTGAATCTCTTTCGACGCTTTTAATATCTCTTGCGTTTCGCCGTAAAGCGGGTGAGTATAACCGTCCTCAATGCACGCCTTAACGCGCTGTAATGCCAATTCCGGGCTATTCATTAGGCAGTAATTTAGTTAAGGCAATGGCGACGCCCATAGCGATAACGCCGGACGCCGCCACATAAGCCACATAAAAACAAATGATGGAAAACGAGAAAGAGATGAAAGGTATAATGTGGATGACTTTTATCACTATTGTCCAAAATCCGGCGGTACACATGGCGCAGCCGCCAAGCGGCTGGCGTACACGGGCGGGGAGGCGGTCAAGCACATACAAGCGCCACCAGGACAATATTTCGCCCTGCTCTGTCAGGTAGTTAGCCAGTAGCCAGGCAAAAAGCCCTATAAGCGCGGCGGTTTCGTAGTCAGCCTCTACCAGTTCGTTAAACATTCTGTTTCGTTTGGGATGCCGCTTGCGGTCAGGCAAGCGAGGTTAATAACTGCTTTGGCGTTAAACTCAATACCGAAAAAACCGTATGGCCACGTGTAGATATTGGGCTTTTCAAACATATAGAACGGCGCAAAGACTTGGCCCGGCTCCTTTGGCATAATGGCAAAGTCGGACAATACCAGTTCGCCGTATTGGCTTAGTTCATCGGATATGATGCGAAAGCGGGCTTTGAGGTTTGCAATAGTTTCCATTTCGAATATGCCCGCATGGTTGCAGTCATCTAAGCCCAACTTTTGATAGTTGAGCCAGACCACAAAACGCATTCGGTAACGGGCGGTTAGCAGGTTTTCACGCGGCCCTGAAAAGTCCGTTTGGGCGCTGCCTACCTGAATGAGATACCCGACTGACTTATAAGCCGAATCAGGTAGCACCTTTTGATATTTGCTATCGTCTGTACAATCCGGGGCTACTGTGCAAGACACGGGCATTAGTCGCGTCACCCACGCTTCGCCGGTCTGCACTTTGCGCTGCACAGGAACGACAAGGCCGCCCCACCGTTCCAGCCAGTAAAAGCAGGTAGTTATCCGGTCTGTGATCGCCGTATCAATTAGATGTATCATATCAAATATTTTCGCACACGTTCGTTATTCGCTGCAATAGCTATGTTTATTTCATCCTGTGAGGGAGTTAGGATATTACCCCGCTTGCGGGCTTGCCCGTCCAATTTCGCCTGATCCCCGCCGTTCGATGCCCGTACTACTATCGTCGTTGTGGTTTCATCGGAGTTTATGACAGTCGGGCGGATGCTATTCCACATACGGCCCGTGTCGGTAAAGTCTACATATCCCGTCTGCCGTCCTTTGTTCTTGCGCGTTAGGCTATACGCGGGCGTATACGGCGCGAAGCGGGAACCGGCGGCATTGCGTCCGCTGGTCTGGATGCGTAGTTGTATGAGCGCTTTGAGGTCGAGCGCAAGTTTTAGCGTCTCCGCCGGGCGGTTAGCGTTCAGCAGGGCCAATTGTTGGCGGGTGTGGGCTATGTGTTCTTCACTTGTCAAAGCGTCATCGCTGTTTTAAACTGTTCATACGGCATGTGTACGACAAATTCAACGCCGTTAGCCAGGGTTACGTGCGTGGTATGGTGTTCATCCTGACGGAAAGCGCTAACGTCCTCTTTGCGGATGCATAGCGGTGCGCTGTCCCAGTCGTTAAAATTCAACCCCATACGGTCGTATTCCTCTTGGTCGGCTTTGTTGCAAATCATACACGTTGTTTCTATAAATTCACTGTTTTGTATGTAGTTCATTCCCGTTTGTTTTATGGTACTAACTCGTATTCTTCCACGCATCCGCCTATATATGCCTTATCCACGCGCATAGATAAGATGCCCTGCCGATTGTGCTCCTGGTCGATGCCCACGTCTGCGAAGTCCACTTCAACTATCGTTGTAGTCACCGGGTCTAATGTGCTGATCGTTTTATTATCGTGCTGCCGTGCTGTTTTGATTGCTAATGCCAGGTAGTCCGGGCACGGCCAAAATTGCGCGTTATATTGATGCGTTACGGTCAGCGCTGATAAAAACAAATCCCCTTCGCCGTTTTCTTCGTACTCCTCATCCGTGACGGGGGAGGGGGCATCTAAAGCGAATTTGTGGTACAACTGATTTTTAAAGCCCGCCGCATAGTACATGTCAAACGGCTTTAGGTCTGTAGAGTTCCACCACTCAAACAGCATTGCTTCAGGGGCGTATTGGGTTAGCGTGGTACTTAGTGTCAAGTTGTCCGTATTGCACGGGTCGGTGCCGTCCAGGCTTAGGGTATAAATCCGGCGGATGTAATGCCCTGCCGGAAAGTTGACGTCCTGGTAGAACCATTCTACCCGAAGGAAAGCGGCAATGGAAACATTGTACGGGTCGGCAAAGGTGCCGCTTAATAGGTCGTAAGTGCCTGTGCCGACGTTCAACACTTGCCAGGCCCCGCTTTGTGTTTCGTCCAGGCTCAAACGCACGTTACCGTATGACGGCCCTGTGATAGTTATTTCAAACTCATAAGAGCTTCCAGGATCCCCGCTGATTGCGCAACCTGTGATTGATAATGCGGGGGCTGTCACTGTATCGAAAAACCGGGTCATACAAACCTGATGTGAGTAGTACGTATTTCCCGACGTTGTCACCCTTGCCCGAAACTTGCCGCCGGGGTACGCCGGGGGGCTGGTGAGCGTCGACCCGTCGTAAATTAAGATATTGCCGTCGGTTGTGGCTATCGTGTCGATAAGGGAAACGTTTTGCACCGTCACGCCGCCGGTCTCTACGTTCAGCAGGGCAAAGGCGCTAACTGTTTCCGATGCAACCGGGATGATAAATGCCGGGAACTTAGCGAGTGGGCTATATACCCACCCCTTGAGGCTTATATCAACGTCCTGTGAGTAGAACGCTAACGCGGCGTATGGATTGACGGGCTTATGCATTGCTTATCGTTTCTACAAGTTCACCAACCACATAAACATGAGGCATGGTTAATTCACAAAGCGCCTCGGCATCCTCCCAGCTTGCGGCTAAGATTATCGGCCCGGCGAACCGGCGACGGTCAATGTCTTTATATTCAGTCAGGTACTTTTTCATCAATGATTCACATTTAAAGTGAGTTGACATGTTGCAGCGTTCCAGCTTGCGTTATCCACCTCCCCCCAACCCATCTGCGTATTCACCAAGTCTGCCGGGTTCCAGGCAAAATAATCAGCAGCCCCAAATGGTATAACGAGCGCCGTTTGTCTTTTGCGGCGTATGGCGCTATCGAACGTGGTCGGAGCGCCGTTGAGCGTGCCGCTGATCAGCGGGCGCTCGTAGGTGTGTAGGTTCGCTAACAGGTTAGGGATACAGAGAGGGCCGTTAAGGTATAGCGTAGAGTCCAACGGGTTCTCGCTTGTAATCAAGTAATAAGTGCCGCCGTCCTCATGACAAGCGCCAAAAACGAAGCCGTCATCCTGATAGCTGTCGGGGGAGTTTGTCAACTCCGGTATATCGCAATTAACCCGATCAGCTACAAAAGTATCCTCAGCCTTGCTTTCGTCGGAAAAACAAGTATAGGTTATAGGCTCTCCGGTAAATGCCTCACTGACGGCCTCCATGAATTGCCAGCGTTCTGATTTAGGAACTTTGGCATCGTCGATCTGGTAACTATGTTTGCCTAATATGCGGTCGGGGTGATCGGTTGCTAAATCTTCGCCGTTGCTTGTCGCATCTTCAAAATAGCTTACGTGCTCGATGCGGAAATCCGTACCGACTACCCGAAAACGCACATTAAATAGTACGCGCAATTGTGTTAACAGCGACTTGAAATTCCATTTGCCGTTCGTCGCGTTATTCGATGCGCCGGGGCGTTTCACGTCTGACTTTTGCCAGACTATTATATTTTGCAAGTTTTCGTCAGCGTATGTGTAGGGTGTATTTGCCGGGGCGGTGGCGTCCGGGTTGATATTAAAAAAGTCGCTGACAACAGTTAGAGAGCACGGGATAAATGTTTCTAAAATGTCATTGAGCAGAACCCCGTTATCAATTGTATTTATCACAGGGGCGTCCTCGTCTGTAAGGTCTAATCCAGGCGTAAAGAACGCCTGGATTAGCTCATTTGCGCCGTTTGGCGTCAGAGCAGACGTAGCTAAATCCATTGTCGCAGTAATCGTCCGCGCCCATCCCCCCGTGACATTTATCCATCCGTCCCCTGGTGGCTCCGCCACGTGACTTGCATCATCTACGAATTGCCTGCAATAAATTGTCGTTAATCCGATCGGTGGTGGTTCCACTTCATCAGGAAACACACTATCAGCCACATTTGAGGTTATTGTCCATCCGTCGGCATCATCAAGCGCCGGTGAACACTCTGCAAATGGGACAGATAAAAGAGGGTATGACGGCTCTGCAATTATATCAATACATGTTTCACATTCGATAGTGCCGTAATGGGTTAGTACGGCATTCGTGCTTGTTCCGATGAAGATATTGATTTCATCGTCCCATGCCCGCAGGAAACACGTATAGTCGTCGGAGCTTTGCACCTTCACATTTATGCGGCAATTGCTGACGTCAATTTCAGCGATAGAAGAGGTATTGAAACGAATGAAGCCCCGGAATACTTCGGCGGTCTGGTATTTGATAATGAAGTCCCAAACCGAACACGTTGCGGCGTCCTCCTCTGCTTTGAGTAGTGTGTAGTCATCGCCCGCAAAGATCATCCGGGTTTGTAAGACTTTGCGGTAAAACTTATTTGTATCGTCAGGGGTGTCGTTGAATACGAGCGTATTCACACGCGGGAAAACTTCGGTTTCCGTCACGCCGTCGTCTACAAAGAAGGTGTACCCCGTCAACATAGCTTACATCTTTTTGCGGATGCGCGGGCGAGGTTTCTTTACTCCCTTTCCTTTTTTCATAGTATGTTTAGTTTAAATCCTTTGCGAATGTACAAAAATATTAGTATACTTGCAAAGCGATTCGTTTTTAGGTCGTTTTAGGGATAGTTTTCTCATTTGGTTTTTTGGGGTTTAATAAGCCTGCTGGTTTAGCGATTACCGGCGGGCTTTTTGCATTTAGTGTGGCGGATGAATGAGTATAGTGTCGCCTACTCCTAGCGTCAACTCTGTAAACCGTCGCGTAACCCATTCTAAGCGCTCGTATTCTTGCGTTTCGGAGTTGAACCGAATACCCTTTTCTTTTGCCGATAGCTTTCGGTTGCAACTCGCAAGTTCTTGTGTACGCAAATCAATTACAGTTTGCAGGCTGTCAATTTCCGCGTCGTAATCCTCAAAATCCAAACGGGCTTTTTGCTCTGTGGCAAACCAGCCGCCCCCGGCTATCAAGGTAAAGAGGGCTAATAGCCCTGGTAAAATTGCTTTTTTCATAGTATGTAACTTTTTTGGTTATAACATTCCGGGTAGTTTTTTGTGGGGCAATTCAAAGTACATGCGCATCATAAGCATATCCGACCAGTCAGGCGAGCGGCCTATATTGGCTTTTACATGGTCTTTCGGTAATATTTTTAGTTTACCGTCTTTGTCGTTGTCATAGCTTTTCACCTGTTCCAGTTCTTCCCTTACCTGGTCGCGGGCCGTCGGTTCTGTGATCGCTTTCAAATACACCTGCCCGGCATTGATACGGTCGGCTAAGTAGTAGTAACACTGTGTTTTTAGATTTTGAAACCCTCTGTCCTCATCACCAACAGGAGAGGAACCGTTAAGGAACGGCTTTGCATTCACTATAAACCCGCCTTTACCGCCGACAAACGAGCCGACGCCGTCGCTGTCGTACACCACATTGCCAGGCCTGACGCCGTGTTTTACGCGCATCCGGTTGATAGCCTCTATTACCTCAGCGCCCCCGCTTTTGTCCATCGACAAATGATCGACTAAGACCATGCCGTACCACACGCCCACCCTGAAAAAGTCGCTGCCTTGCGCCGCTATGTCAGCGGTGATGTACTTGTGCGACTGATCGGGTTGTACGTGATCATTGTTGAATGCGTCGAGTATGGCGTCGTAATCAATCAGGGCGTCGGGGCTATCGTCATACTCCCAATTTCCATAAAGCAGCCGCTCCCGCGTCGCCTTACTGCGGATGCTTTGCAGGCTTTGTATGTATTCCGGTGTTTGGTGTGGGTTGTCAGTCACAAGTGATTGAACGAAGGCGGTGTCGGTGGGTAGGCGGTTTTCTTTCCAGGGTTTATAGAACTCCGTATACAGCCAGTTTTTTTTGGGGTTGAATGTCAGTAGCATTTTAGGCGAAACGCCGTATATGGCGTTGTTGTGGCGGCCGATGCGGCTTTTAAGTACATCGAAGGCCCCGAAATGCACCTCCCCGGCCTCCTCTATCCAGCCGCCGGTAAATTCTTTAGAGCCATAGCGCTCAAATAGTGGGTCTTTGTATGGGTAGAACGTGGCGTCTAAGAAGATAATTTCAGACCGGACGCCCGGCTGCGTGGTGCCTACGCTTATCCCGCCGTCATGAAGGCGGTAATCCGTAAAGCCGTGCATCCTGGCTACCTTGCCCCAAGTGATCGCCACGCTTTCGCGGGTGTCCTTCATATTGTTACGAGCGATAAACCAACGGGAATCGGGAAGGTGATAACAAAGTAGCATCAACCATTCAGAACCCAGCCAAGATTTGCCGCCGCCCGCGCCGCCGCCAAACCCTACAAAGCGCGTCTTTTCGTCTTTCAGGTAGCGGTACGCTTGGGCCTGCTTTGGCAGCGGCCTATGTGCTTGGGTTGTCGCTGTCATCCGGCGCGGCTATTGGTGAGAGGAAGTCAAAGCCGTTGAACTTTTCGCCGCCTGTGGTGTGGTCAACGGCCTGTTTGTCGCTAAACCCTAAATACTGCTTAGAAAGCCATATTTGCATCGTTTTGTCGCCCTTCATTGCAGATTGATACATCTTCATGCGGAGCAACTCTTTACCTTCGCCTCTTTTTGTAGCCGCATAGGCAGAAAAACCCGTTTTATGTTCAGCCTCACAGGCGTTATAAAGCGTGTCCGGGTGAATGCCGAAAAGTGAAGCGATCGCAGTGCCGTCGCACTGTGCCCGCAGGTAGCTATCTACCTTTTCCCAATCTATTTCAGCCTTAGGGCGTGCCATTAACCGGAATTTCGTTTAACAAATTGTATGTGGAGGCAATTTCGATTGCAAGTTTTTCTGATTCTGTGTATACATTGTCGATTCCTGGCTTGATGTTGCTTATTAACCCCTGGCCAAGTGTGAGTAATTTGTCAAATTCATCAGGTGGTACGTCTTGAAACATTGACATGGTTTCTGTTTTAGCTTCGTCGTTTTTCATGTTATTAGTGTTTTAAAGATTGTATTTTTTTGTAATGCGTTTAATTGCTCTCGTAAATCTATTTTGTCGAGTGCCGATTATAGAACCCGTGAGGGCTTCCGCGTAGAACTCGTTTATGTTGGTTGTGGCGTACATTCCGAGTGGGCTTTGTTTTCTGGCTGTGCGGTTTCTTCTCATATTAGTAACAACCTTTAGCCTAAATTCTTTGTAAAGCTTTCGTATTTCGGCGCTGGCTTTTGCATACTTAGCCCCTTTTTTCATGTCGTTCCACTTGATGTGCGCCATTTCGTGTATGACCGTGTGTTTGACCGGCGCGTTGGTGGATACTTTAAACCCGCTGCGATATTCTGCCCGCTTGGATTTTATCAGCGCATCGTAATTATTGAATAGCTTTCTATTTAATACTACCCTTCCCTCATTTGGGCCGCCAATAAAGGCAACCCCATACGCCCCGTCTAAATCACCTATTCGTATATCCCTTGTGGCTATGCCGTATTCAGCTTGAAACCTGCTGATTGCGGATTGAACCGCTAACCTGGACTGTGTATTCTCTATATCTCGAATTGAACCAAGATTTGAAACAGCTATCCCGCCTGGGATAACATCAATATTTCGTTTTGAAATGCGCGTGCCCCCGATTGTCTTTGGCATAATTACCTATTTTTGTCTGTCATTACCTGTTCAATGTACGTGATATTCTCGGAGTTTGCAACCTCTTTTACTTTTTTGCCTCCACCATACACAATAAACGTAAAATTATCACTTCCGTTTGATATAGCCCTGGCTAATGCTAATTCTTTTTCCAGGCCCTCTATACGGTCGCTATATCCCCTGGTAGCAAATGAATGCCAGCCGACAGGAACACCCAGCACGTTGTATTCGCTGAACTTATACGAAACATTCAAATCTACAAAGACGCCAATCCCGAAAGATTGCAGGTATCTGGCTATCCATCTCTTTTTGTAGATCAAATGGATTCCGTATGCTATTGGCGTAGTGTCAAATAAACTTAAATTAGGTTCAACAATTCCAGAACACCCGGAATTTATAATCTTTGTGGGGTTGTCCCATATCGCATTAAACCTGTAATCATCCACATAAAAATGGTATGTTCCTATGTTTTTGGCGTCCCTTGAATTATACCCGTATGGTACAAATGGATTGCCTACTTGTTTGGCGCAATGCGATAGCTTTAAAGTTGGAATGTCAAACGAATTATTGCTTTCAAATATCAAATCCGGCACCCATTCGCGGGCAGTCTTTTTTTCTGGCTTTTCGACATCACCAAACATTGAATCTATTTCAGGTGACCCGAAGTCTATTGAATCAAGCCCGGCGGCTACGGTGTCTAAATCTTGCATTAATTCAGCAAGCGCCGTGACGTCGTACTCTCCTTGTACTTTAGTTGAGTTGAGGAAAATGTTTTGCTCTTTTTCTTCTTTGTCGGATAAGTTCACAACTGACACGCTTAGCGTATAATCGCCTTTTGTCTTTGATTCGAGTGCATCAAGTTGCTTTAGCCTCATATGGCCCCCTACTAAATTTCCGGTTCTTTCGTTCCATGTCAATGTAGACATAAGCCCGTGGCGCTTAATGTTGTCTTTTACTGCTTGCTGTGCGTGTTTACCATGTATACGGGGGTTATAAGGCGCGTTTTTTATATCGCTCCTATGAATGGCCCTAATCTCTGTTTGAAATTTAGTCTGCATGGTTGTTCATTTATCAAACTTCCCGCTCCCTGGCGGGCGGATTCGAACCGCCGCAGCATCATGCGCCCCGTTTCAGGCGGGGTAACTTTGGCCACTCGTTCACGGCCAGGCGCGGGCGCTCCTTCGCAGTGGAAGGGCATATCTAGTTTTTATTAGTGATGCGATAAGTAAAGTCAGGCAGACGCTCAAAATTGCACCCTGTAGATTCGCTAAGTTTTTTCAGGGCTTTTTTTAGCCGATCCGGCCTTATCATATCTAGCGGGCTATCCACTAAGAAAGATAAATTTTCCATGGCGGCCTGTTCTACAAACTCCCATGTGGCCAAGCATGGCTTTTTAGCATCCTTTATGCGCTGGACGGGTATAGGTATCATTATTCAGTTTTTATTAGTTTAAAAAACGGCGCTGCATACTGTTACCTATGTGCGCCGTAATCTGAAAACCTAAATTTCCAGGCGCGTCGGTAACAGTGTCGCGGCGCTGATCTGCCGGGGTGAAAAGGAAATTTATAAGCATAGGTTTTGAATTATGATGAATGCAATAAGCGCGTACCCCGCCCAAACGGCCAACCCGAAAAGGATAGCCACAGCGCCGGCAGGAAGCCAAAACCACTCGCTCGCCCCGTCCCCCCGGTAAAACCGAACCTGAAGCCCGGACATAGCTCTATGCAACCACTGTTCGAGATGGTAGGCTCCCGGCAGGATAACAAAAAAGATGGGTAGCGGAAAGCCTATCACGGCCCGGTCTACCTGTTTTGCCCGGCCCCGGATGCTAACACCCGTAATGCCTATCTTGCAAAAGACAAGGAAAGGGACGTGTAACATGACATATAGAATCCAGCCGGATTTTGATTTATGGCTCATATGAAACGTTTGAATTTTGAAGGCCACAAAAATCTAAGGCAGGCTTCAAAGCTTTCCAAGTTCCAGCATATCGCAGCAAAGTTGCCTTTGTCGTATGCGGTTTCAAGAAATTCTATTTGCGCCGGGTCAACCTTCCCGCCCTGTGCCTTTAATTCGATTGCAGCGCCTATAAATACCTCGTTTTCGCTTCCCTCCATGAAAATGCAATCGCTAACACCTTTTTTCATGCCCTGCCCGGCGATTGTGCGGGGATTGCGCTTGCCCTCGTTTGCGGCATGGAACCAAAAAAGCCTTGCCATATCACAGAGCGACGCGGCGGCTTTTTGTAATTGCTCTTCTTTGCCTGTGTACTTGTGATCTTCGCCTAAAACGACAAATCCATACCGCCCGGATTTAACATGGCTTGTGTATTTATTCCAAGTAGGTACAGGGGCAAACGCTTTTTCTTTTTTCACCTTCCCGGCTTGGTAGCGTTTAAATTGTTCCGGGGTTAGTAGGTTGTCCGGCATCTGGTGTTATGTTTAATATCCGTTCGTTAAAGTTTTTTAAAACAATTTCTTCGTGAATTTCGCACATTACAAGCCGCTCACATTCTCTCACACACCATTTATTCGGTATTTCGCATTGATTAATCGGCTTTGCATGACCGCCCTCATACGTGCCTGGGTCGGGCGGCGCGATTGATAGTTCATCGTCGGATAAATAAGCAAAATCATCTGGGTTATCTGACAATTGAACACTCGGTCGACAATTTATACCCCAGGCCTTGTTGCACTTTTCATCGCATGCAACCTGCCTATTTTTCCCCATAAAAAGAATGATTTCATTCATCGCTTCTTAGTTTTTTAAGTTGCTGTTTAATCTTTTCAATCGTTTCCAAATCCCGCTCCTTTTGCCGTACCCGGGCCTACCAGCCTTTGCCACTGCTTCGCCCTAGCCACCGCGTCGCCGTGTAGTTTTGCGCCGTTCGGGATGCTGAATAGTAATAAAGCGAGCTTAGGGTAAGAAAAGCGAAACCAGCGCACACAGGCGGTTTGTAATGCGCTTTCGTCGTGCTTAGGGGTTTTACGCTTCGCCTTAGTCGCCTGTAACCGCTTCCACTGTTCCGTGTTCAACATCTTGTTTTGATTTAAGGTTATCCAACTCCCCTTGCAACGTCGCAAGCGTCACCACGTCCGCCGCCTTGCGTGTGCCGTTCTTTGCCTTTGCTATCGACTTGGAAAGCACGCGAATTTGAATTTCCAGGCTTTGGATTCGCTGTTCGAGTTCAGTCGCCATTTTCGTATTCTTTTATTGCTTCAAAAATCAAATAAGCCACTTGCGGCACAATCGCATTGCCGAGCGCCTTCAATCGTTTCGCTCTATGTCTGTCCACCCGTCCGGTAATCCCATCATCCATTCGACAAAGGCGGGTTGCAGCTTCATACCAGTGTTCAAGCCACTGGCTGGTGATTTTATGAAATTCGGGAGCTGGCCCCGATGCCCCTTGCCCTTGCTTAAATGCGCCTCGCTGTTCGTTCCCTTGTGATCGCGGGCGGCGGGGGTTGGGAGTAAATAGCCATGAAAAATCTGGTCGCGCAGATTTGAAAATGTTGTTCGATTTGGACGCGTTATTGTTGATTCCCTTATCACTGCTTTTTCTGTTTTCGGTGCTATTGCATCTAAAGTGTTGGGCGTGGCCAACAATCCAAACCCTGTCGCGCCTGTGCGGAGCGCCGACGGCACAAGCTGGAATAACAAACGCTTGCGTTTGATAGCCTTCATCTTCCAGCGAAGTGCATATTTCGTCGAATACCTGCCCGCCGTCCATTGTGAGCAGCCCAAAAACGTTTTCACCAACAACCCAGGTCGGTTTAACTTCTCGAATGATTCTAAGCATCTGTGGCCAGAGCGCGCGGTCATCTTCATTTCCTTTTCGTTTTCCGGCGCGGCTGAATGGTTGACAAGGGAAACCTCCTGAAATAAGGTCAATTGTTCCTGCGTAGGCTGTGCCGTCAAAGGTGTGTATATCGTCGTGTCGTCGTACATTAGGAAAGTTTTTTGCTAAAACCTGTTGACAAAATTTGTCTATTTCAACTTGGCAAACCGTTTCGATGCCTGCCCAACGCCCCGCAAGGCCAAAGCCGCCGATCCCTGCGAAAAGTTCAATTTGTTTCATTTGCCCGTGAATTTATCCGGCGGCCTCTGCCCCGGCTGTTGGTAATCGCTGTGAAGACGCCCTAATTCTTTTTCAAGTTGCAGAAAAGCGCGCATAGCAGCCACAAGGAATTGCGGCAAAAACTCTAGGTCGTTCTTTAGGCTGCTTTCGATTCGAGCAATGGCCAAATTCCGGCGGCGGTTGTATGCGTGGTCGATCTGCCGGTGTTCGTCCGGCTCAAAATCGTACACCGTGACGTTTATCATGTGCCCCCGGCTCGTCACCTCCGGCGCGGTTTCAAAGCCGACTACTATTCCCTTCGCTTGTAAATCGGATAGCCGCCCGCTGATTGTGTTTTTAGGTAATCCGGTTAGCTGTGCGAGTGTGGTTAACGTTTGCGGTAACTGCATAATCCAAGCGAGGATTAAGGCCTCTTGCGACTGTCGGCGCGTGGTGCCGGGAGCGTGGGCGGTTGTTGATGCTTTAGTTTTCATCGTTTTCGTCTTTTAGTCGGATGATGCCGACGGTTTCAAGATAATCAACGCCTTCCGCTAGCCTGCCTATATAGTCGGCATCTTCAAACTCTACGTATTCCATGCCTATCTCGTTGCGTTCGTCGCTTTCGTAAACCGCAACCCACCGCAGCGACTCCAGGGCTTCGGCTAGGGCGCGGGCTTCGTCTAAGTCGATAACCACAACTTCGCCCGTCGGCAACTCTACGCCCCCACCTTTTAGTTGCCGCTTCATCATTTTTAAAGCGGTTTGTAAAAGTTCTGCTTTCTTTTTCATTGTTCTGTTTTTAAGAGTGAAAAAATTGGCCGCCTGGTCGGCCTGGGAAACTTCAATTCACCGTATTTGTTAATGTTTGCGCCCGTCGTTTTGCTTCCAGGTGGCGCGGCACGGGCGGGCCGGGTATCTTTAAAAGGGTAAATCTTCGTCGTAATTGCCCCGGACAATCGTCGGGTTGTAATTCGTCTGCACCTCCCCGCCGTCTGAATAGCATTCCAAAAAGTCTGTAAAGGGCCATTCAAATTTTCGGTACAGCGTTTTTAGTGCGCCGTTGCGGTGCTTTGACACTATAACCTCTGTAATGCCTTTTAGGCTGTTGCCGTTCTCATCCTCTTTAATGCCGTAATAATCAGGGCGGTAAATAAACGCCACCATATCCGCATCCTGCTCTATGGCCCCGCTTTCGCGCAAGTCTGAAAGCATCGGGCGTTTAGTGCCTCCCCGGGTTTCTACACTTCTGGAAAGCTGCGAAAGCACCACAAATGGAATTTTGACGGCGCGGGCTAGTCCTTTTAACCCACGGCTCAACTCTGAAATTTCCTGTTCTCTATTCTTCCCCCGTTCCTTGTTCGTGGTCATCAGTTGCAGGTAGTCGAGGTATACGATTTCAACGCCGTGTTTTCTTTTGTACTCCCAAACGAGCGCCGCTACTTGTTCTAGGTTTAATCCATTTCCGTCCTCTACCCAAAACGGCAGGTCGATAAGTTTGTCAGCCGCAACGGCAAAGTTTTGATAGTCGCCCTCTGTGCCTCTGCCTGATCGCATCGCCGATGTATCGACGCCGGAAAAAAAAGCGTTGGCTTTAGTGTATATGCTTTCAGCGCTCACTTCTATTGTGATAAACAGCGCCGGACAACCGGCCTTTGCAGCCCGGACGGCTTTGCAGACGGCCAAAGTGGTTTTTCCCATCGACGGGCGGGCGGCAAGGATAATAAGATCCCCGCGTTGATGGCCGCCGGTGAGGTCGTTTTCGTCGTTGTAGCCGGTATGTATGCCGGTAAACCCCTGCTTTTCCTTTGCCTGCTGGGCGGTGTATAGGGTTTCGGCTATGGCAAGTATTTTTTTATCGTGCCTGTCTTTTTCGCGGTAGAGCGCGGCGCGCTGTTCTGCTACCCACCCCTGTACAGACTTAACTTCATCCATGGCAGCCAAACGGCGGGCCGCCTCTGTCATTATCTCAATTTCCCGGCGGCGGGTGTATTCCATGTAAATAAAGTCGGTATTTTCTTCCAGGCCGGCGGCGTCTACGTCGGAGAGCAGGCCCCATACGTCCAGGCCCGGTACGGCAGCGGATATGATCGCGGGGTTTACGTCCTCTTTGGTTTGTAGGCGCTTGTATATAGCCCTGGCAATCGTTTGCAGTTGCACGTCGGCAAACATAGCAGGCGTTAGCACCTTAGCTACCTTTGGCCATAGCTCCGGGCGGGTTATAAGCGTGGCAATGATAGAGCGCTCCGCTAAGTTAGTTGTTATGTCGTATGCGTTCGTTCCCATTGTTCTGTGAATGTAGTGTTAATAAATTCGGGCGTGGCCACCCCGGCCGCCGGCCCTGAAAAGTAGGCGCGTATCATCTGCACCGCCTCGGCCTTGTTTTCGGCGATGTGGCATATTTCTTTGATCTTATCAAATGCCAGGCCCCGGCCTATAAATTCAAATTTTGAGATTTCTAACTCTATCTCTTTGTACATCTGCCAAAGTAGGGCGGCCCAAAGCGCGTCTTTGCTTTCTCTGTTCTGGGCGTGTATGTAGCGGGTGTATGTGGTATCTAGCGGATTCATACAAGGTTCATATTATTGCGTGGCACGGCGTTGTCCGGGCGGGTAGTGTCTATAACGGGTGGGGTGTAAGCTGTTCCGTTCTTCTTTGCAAGCTCTAACAATCGCTTTTGTTCCCGACGGCACCAATTGCGCATAAAGGATTCATAGTTCTTATATCGCTTGCCGGTTGACTTAAGCCAATCGATAGCGGTTTCAATCTCCATGTCCACGCCAACGGCGGGGAATGTTTTCTTTAAAGTAGTTTTTAATTCATCTGTTTTCAGGTAGTCAATTTTTGACTTTGCGCTCTCTACGTTAGTAGAGAGATTATTAACTCTTGTATTATTATACTCTTGTATTATTATATTGACTTTTTTGTCAATAGGGGTATTGACTTTTTTGTCAATAGGTATTGATAAATTTGTCAATAGGGTAACTTGATCACATGGGTAAATTCTTCGCTTATTACCTGCTTCTTTATTTATAAAAACCTTAATAGTCCCCTCTTTTGCCAGCTTGGAGATTGCGCGGCTAATGGTTTCTTCTTCCATTCCGTAAATCTCCGCAAAATAGCCGTTCCCGGCGCTACAATACCCGTCCTTGTTTGCAAGAGCCGTAATTTCACTAAATAGAATTTTCTGGAAGAATGTGAGATTCTTTGAATACCTCACAATGGCGGGTAAAATTGAGTAGTAAGACGGTTGTTGTGTCATGTTCCGAATTTTTGAGTAAAAGAAAAAGGGCTGACGCGATAGTAGACGGTCAACCCTTTTAAGGGGTGTTTATCGAAACATGGAAAGGCTACTATCCCTTTCCATGCTCGCATAATGCTTTCGCAAAGATACAAAATTATTTCAAACCCGGCGGCTTATACAGCGTTAATTTATCCGACTTCTCGTTTAAATCGCTGACAACGTGGTACTCGCTGCCGTTAACGTCAAACGAGGTCAGGTAACAATACTGCTTACCGTTGTTTGATAGCCTGCCCGACTTGACAACCTCCAGCGCCAACACTAAAAAGTCGGTCATCGGGAGGTCTGTTTCGTTTACTAAAATTAGCTTCTTCATTGCTTAAATTTCGTAATCAAGTAAAGAGGATGCAATTTGCTTGCAGTTATCTATTGTGTTATTCGCGTGAGTAAGCGGGTCTTTTGAGTAAGCCCCTGCGGGCTCCGCAATGTCAATCAAGCCGTCAATAAACGGCTTAACAAATTCATATACCTCTGAAAAAATATCATCCCGGTTGCCTTCGTTTTCGAGGATGATCTTGCGTAGTTTTTGTTCTAGCTTTTCTTGTTGCATGGTTGCTTTTTTTTGATTGTGATTCAATACCCGCCCGCTTCCGGGCGTCTTTTTCTGGGGGCTACTCAAATTTTATAAGCCCCTGGACGCCTTTGCTCATCCGATTTTTAGCGGCGGCGTAGTAATCGGCGTCTTTCTCCCACCCGATGTAATCAAATCCCATCTGCTCGCAGGCGATTAAAGACGAGGCGCTGCCCACGTGCGTGTCGAGTATCAAGTCGCCGGGCTGGGCGTAGTTTTCGAGCAGCCAGCGGTAAAGCGCGACGGGCTTTTGCGTGGGGTGGATGCGGGATTCTTTTTGTTTCATGTTCCCCTGCAGCATACCCGACCATTTAAACCGCGTAATTCTTACCGCTGTTTTAAAGTTAGTCCATGCGAGTTCACAGTCTGCAAAATCAGAACATCCATTTTGCTTATCCCATACAACCCAGCACGGTGAATCGTAAGGCAAGCGGCTAATAAAATGATTAGCGCCCCATATAATTTGATAATGTGATACGCGGCGCAATTCATTAAAATATGTCTTATCGGGCGGGCTATTATCCCAGTTTTTAGGTGTATATAAAGTTGCCTTAGCCCGTCCGCCCCGCGAATGATTACTTAACCCATCTTCCCCTATCCCATACGGCGGGTCTACTATCGCCAGCACCCTGCGCCCCGCGTCCTTCGCATCCGGCATCGACGGCAGGCCCGTGTCTTTGTCCATACAGTCGCCAAGTATAAATTTTCCGCTCATCTCGTTTTGTTTAAGTTTTGCAAAAGCCGCTCAGCCCCCCGCATTGCCAGGGCGTTGGTCGCCCCGGCGACAGGTTTCGTAAACCTCCTTAAAGGTTTTGCCCTTTGCCCACTCGCGGGCCGCCGAACATGCGCGGTCATCCGCGCGGTTTAGGTATTCTTGAAAAGTCATTATTCTAGTTTTTTACGGTTATTAATTGCACCCTGTTTTTTGCTTTCTTGGTCGCCCGATCTTTTCCGCCGGTGCAATCGGGTACGTAAGAGCGTGTACGTATTGCGCAAAGGCGGGAATGCCCCACCACGCTAAAATATTCACCATTTCGCGGTTTGGCTTTTCCGCCCCGGCGGAAATTTGCGCTACCTTAATCCGCAGTTCGCGGGGGAGGGGGATGTTTATCGTTTTGGGGCCAAAGGCGTGGTTTGGCGCTACAAGGTTAGCGGAGGGCTGTTCATATAGCTTTATCCCCTCTTTTACGAGCGCGGTAAAAATACCACTAATTGAGCTTTCCCGGCGGGATATGCCTTTGAGCCGCATTTCTTGTTGTAACGTATCTATTGCCTCCCGGACTTCTACCGGGATAAAACATTGCATTTTTGATTTGTATTCCACGTTGTTAGGTGTTTTGTCGTTTATAAATTATTAGCTCGTTCTAAGTGTTTTTTTGATCTAGCAACATTTGATTCGTACATAGCAACTTTTCCCGCAAAATAATCACACAAAGCAGCCTTAGCCTCCTCCCTTGTTTCAAACCACAACGCTCCTTTTTCTTCATAATCTTCTTTCCCATTGTGGTTTATTTTTCCAGTGTAAACTTGGCTTTTGCCTCTCCGCCTAGCTTTGGGATATTCGATAATTGAAATGCCGTAAATATCAATTTTAAACATGGTGTTTTGTTTTTTGTCTGTGATAAAAACCCCGGCGGCCCCTCGCGCCTGTGACCTAAAAACAGGCTGGCCGCCGGGTATGAACAAATTGTAATCTACGTTGTATAGTCGCCAATATTCGGCTCGTCGTCTATGTCGTCCTTCAGATCGTCAATAGACGCAAGTAATTCAATTGCCACATCTTCACTTACATCAAATGCGCCGAAAAAGCCAACGAGCGCGGCGGCTTCGCCGTGTGCTATGCGCTCCGCTACTTTTGCAATCTGCTTTGCAGTTGGCACCGGCTTTTTTGCAGGTACGGCGGTGGCTTGCTGCTTATTGCCGTCGTTGTCCTCGTCGCTCACAAGGCCCAAAGCGGAGGCGTAAGCATACCGGCGCATATAGGTAATAATCGACCCCATCACTTGCGCTCCGCTTTTCCCTTTCTCCTCTGCCAGTTCCGGCATAATCGCGGAAAATTCCAGCCATTCGCCGGATATGTGGCAGATGCGCGTTAACATTTCGTGGCCCTCTACGCCCTGCACAACGGCTAGGCCGTGCTTGCCTAGCATTGGGCGCGTGTGTTCGCGCTGTGCGGTCAGGCTTGCGTATTTGTTGCCCAAGAACTTGTTTGAGCTATCAAAAGAAACTGGGCCGCATTCGCTTTGGAACGCGCACAGGGCGGCAAAGATCGCGCTCGTTGTTTCGCTTGTTTTCATTGTACGAGTTTTTAGATGTTAAACAATAAAAGTTTTGCTGTCACGGACTGGCTTAGTGTCTTGTTGTCTGCCGTTTAGCCACGCAACACGATACGCGGCCTCTTCCCGCGTATTCCAGTCGCTTTCGGGCACCCATTTGCCTGTGGGGTCGTAAAAACCTACTGTCCAAAGTTGCGGTTCAGATCTGATGTATACGTACATTGTTCTAATTTTTAGCCGCTTTTTCGGCGGCGGTGAGAAATTCAGTTGGCAGATCGGCGACCGTCCGGCAGTCGGTGAAGCGGACGTTTTGCGGGTCGTTCAAATAGTCGATCAGCATTTGGTCTTTCTGGCCAATCTCCACCCACCAATCGTTGTTGGTGAGGCTGCAATTTACGTCGTCGCCTAATTCACCCACGCAAGTCATGTATACATGGGTGTCGTCGAAGTAATCTACTTCGTAGGCCTCGTACTTTTTCATAGTGTTAAGGCTTGCCCAGGTGAGCAGGTCGGTAATTTGGATTTTAATAGGCTCTGTGCCCTCGGTCGGCCAAACCTCGATGTTGGCGGCGCCAAGGAAGTAGTCGAAAATTTCTTGTGTGTTGTTGAATATGCGTGCCATTGTTCTAGTTGTTTTTGAAGGTGAAGGAAAGCGGGGGCGAAGGCCCCCGGGCAAGGTTAAATTATTTTGTATAAATTTCGGCCCGCTAAAAAACGCCCGGATATTGGGGAGTAAGACCGAATGTACTCGGGAAAATCCATAATCCATTCGAGGATTATGGAGGGGCTTTTTTGTTCTTGCTCCGCTGGCGTGCATTTAAACACCAGCGTTTCCGGGTTGGATAATTTTTCAATTAATTCGGCGTACATTGTTCTTTGTTTTAGTTGTTGATACAAAGTTACAAAAAAGGTTGACAACTAAACTCTTTTATGATACTTTAACACAATTTTAACTAAATGACAATTGCCCAATATAAAATAGTAGAATTTATAAAAAAGCACGGCAGCATTACACCTGACGCTGTTTACATCGTATTAGAATGGCCTTTAATCTATTCTGATAATTGCAGGCAATATAGATTTGCAGCGGCTTCACTGCTTTCTAAGATTTCAAAAACGGGCACTATCAAACGGGATTTTAGGCAAACGCAATGTACTTATGTATTAAAATAAACATTGCCCCTATTGCCTCCCTCCCCGCTTTGCCTTACCTTTGTAGAAAACTAAGAACAATGAAATATTACACTTACGAACGGGCAGACCTGCCCAAATTTATCGGCATCCTTATTTTTTTTGGCTGGGCACTTGCGCAAAACGCAAAAGTTACGCTTTATGTTATCGCATGCGGCGTTGCCCTTATCTTGCTCCTTTACGCTATCTTTCTACTCATGGACTTAGACTTCGACCGGGAGCGTGACGCTGTGGAGGCGGATATTCCTTTCGTCGATAGTTACGACGAATACCGTCAAACCGGCGTCGACCGGCGCAAGGAAAAAAGCAGTAGTTCGGAAAAGCCGGACAACCCCGGACAACTTTGCCAGCCCTGCCAGTTTACCGGCGTGGCAAACATGGAAGCCCAGGTTTTCGAGTGGGGGGATTGGTCTGACAACAAAAAACAGAAAATATGAGAGAACATACCGTTTTAATCGAACTAATGTTTGCTTGCTATAAAGCAGGCGAAATAAGGGGCAAAATGCTAAATCACACAATTTTAGCCGACCCCAAAGAACAACTCCGGGATTTTAAAAGCCTGTGCGCTTCTGAAATTCGCATGGCCGAGGCCTATGTAGATTTAAGTACACTCGGGCCCCTTCCAGAGCGGGAGGTCATGATTAGAATACAAGACGAGGCAGATGCTTGCGGATTGACAGATATACTCTGGCATGCGTTTGAGCAAGAAAATAAACCTTAACACCTAAAAACAGCAGAAAATGGAACAGCAACTAAAACAACAAGCCCGGCAGGTTTGGTATATACGCCTAATGCTTGCTATCTACTTAGCAGCAACAACAGGGTATCTATTTTATACCGCAACGGCTAATTTTAGCCCTATCTTGCGCATTTTTATAACCGGCGTTTCGGTTATCGTAATAGACGCGTTCAACGGGCGTTTGATGGATGCATCTTTGCTAGGCTTCGGTAAGAGTGAAAAAAGCATAGCATACAGGCAGGCGCTAGGCGTGTGGGCGTTTGTCATCCTCACCCTATTAGCTCACGCCCGTTTTTTTGCTACAACAACCCTAACCTATTTTAGTCGTACCCCTATGGCCGCTGCGATAGTCGGAGAGGTGCAAGGGGATGCGGAAATAAACGCAATCGAAACGGCACAGGGCGAACGGGCAGCCCGGACGGCTAAATTAGAGGCGGAAAAGAACCGCATAGCAAACAGCGAAGCCAGGCGGATAAGGGAAGCCAGGCGACAAGGCCAAAGCCTGATTGATGCGGCAATTAATAGCAAAGGTGAAGAAGTGGCCCGGTTGTATCGCAGTGGGGAAAGCAAATGGGTAATGTCAGATCGCAAATTTAGGGCGTACCGTGACGGCATCCGAAAAGCGAGGGAAGAGGCCGCAAGGTTAGAAGCCGAAGCCCGGATGGAAACCAAAGCCGCAAGCGAGGCATTTATTGCGAGTACGGCGCAAGATACCGCGTACCTGTCAACGCTTAACCGCATACTCGAAAACAAGGTAGCCCGCAACGAGCAACTAACCGGCGTCTATAATTTCACCCTCGGATTTTTAGATATTGCCTTTGGTGTGCTGTATTGGTTCCTCTCTCTTTTCCTTGCGCAGTTTAAGCGCAAACATGACATCGAATACGAAAGCCCGTTTGCGGGCGTCTTTGCAAAGATAAGCGACCGCATCACTGACGATATGTTGCAAGGCACAGAAAGCGGGGCTATGGGGCTATGGCGTGGCGTAAAATTATTCCCGGCAATATTTATAAAACTATGGGGCTTTTTTACAGCGCTGGCATGGAAGGGCGTATACGCTTTAGAAAGGCAGTGGCGTATCGACCTGGACGGGGACGGGCAAATAGGCACGCCCGACAAAAAAGCGACAACCGAAAAAAGCGACAACGTGTCGCAAAATTTTAGCGACAAACCGGCGGCTAATTCACGCGTCGTTGTCGCTCCTTTTGCGCTAAATAAAAAAAGCGACAAATCAGCGACAGACTTACAAAATGTCGCTTTTGTGTCGCAAGATGTCGCACGTAGTGAAAATATCGCTTTTGTGTCGCAAATTGGAGAAGCGACAAACGAGCCGGAAAAAGAGCGACAAATTAAGCGACAAACTATCCCACAAAAAAAGCGACAAAAAGCGACAAACAGAAATAAGACCCCGGCGCAAATGTACATCGACCGTATGAGAGTAACGATAAAGCGCCACCTTAAGGCAGGCAACAAGCCGGCAGCGCAGGCGCTTGTCGATGAGCTAAAGATGAAAGGCTACCAGGTAGATATTGAGCCGGGCAAGGGCTTAACTATTAAGACGAAGCCGAAAAAATAATATGCAAGACGAATCATTGTTCTAGTTCGCCCCCGCTCTAGCGCCACCCCGGCGTGGCGGGGGTTTTTCTTTATAGATAGGCGTAAATCTAATTTAGTTAAAATTGTGTTAAAGTATCATAAAAGAGTTTAGTTGTCAACC